TGCGGACGTTGAATCCGAGGACCGGCGCCGAGATTGCGCCCGACGTGAGGGGCGAGTCGCCCGTGTTGAAATCGCGGCTCGTGAGACCCGTGATGTTGAACAGGTCGTTCGCTTGCGCGGCGCCGATAATCATCACGCGGCCCTCTTCCTCGATATCCGAGTTATCGAGCAACTCTTTCGCTTCGAGGATGTCCGCGAGCGCGAGAGTCGTGCCCGAGTCATACGCGATGGAGTGATCCGGCGCCGAAGACGACGGGACCACGTCCGCGATAATGAGTTGTTGCATTTTTTTGAGGATCGCATGGAGTGCCAAATCGCGAAGCGCCGACGATGCGTCCATCGCTTGCGCGAGGGCTTTTTTCGTCAGGATGTAATCCTTCGCGACTTGTTTGTTGATGATGAGTTGAGTTCCAGCGACCGTCAGTTTGTCGGCCGGGTTCGCGTCACCCTCGGACATTTCTTCCGCCGCGCCGAATTGCGGGAAAGACATGATGTTCACGGTATCGCCGAGAGCCGAGATTTCTCCCGTGTAATCCTCGGAAATCGAACCGATGAACGGAAGCTTTTCCTTCAACGTCGGGTAGAACGCGCTCGACCAAATTTCTGGAATCAACGCCGCGACTTCGGTAGCGGCCGTCATCAAATTATCCATTAAAAACCCCCCTTCAAAATGTTACGAACTTCGCTTCAATTTCTGGGTCTTGAACTGTTCGAGCGCCGTTTTGTATTCCGGCGAGTTCCGACCCTTTTCTTTTTCGATCTTGAACAACGTCGGCCCGTCCATCGTTCCGCCGTCGTTTCCGTTTCCACTTCCGCCGACAAATCCGCCGCCGCCGTTGATTTTGTCCGCTTTCTTCGTTTCGAAAGCGAAACCAAATTTCTTTTTGAACGTGTCAGCGAAAGTGTCGGCGCCGTTAACGAGAAAGCGTCCCTCGGAAGTCGTCTCGATTTGAACCTCTTCGAGAGATTCTTTTTCGAGAATACTTTCGGCTTCCGCCTTGAGTCCGCGCTTCCGGAGTTCGGTCGCAACGGCCTTGTATTTCTCATTGTGAAAAACGTTTGCCTTGAGTTTTTCGAGCCGGGATTCGGTGTCGATTCGGGCCGATTTCTCTTGTTCATAGAGCGACTTGTAATCGCTCTTGTTCTTGAGTTCGGTTTCCTTAATCGTTTTCAGTTCGTTTTCGGCTTTCGTTCTCGCCTCGCGTTCGGCTTTCAGTTCCGCCGCGAGTTTTGCCGAATTCGATTTCGAGGGTTTCTCTTTCCCCTCGTCACCTTTTCCGTCGTCGTTACCTGATTCGCCGTTTTCGTTTCCGCCTTTGTCTCCGCCGCCGCTTGCGCCGTCGTCTCCAGCTTCGTTCATCAAACGATGTTTCAGAAGTGTCGTTAACATGAGAATGTTCCTTTCGAGTTTATGTTTGCAAGTCCAATTTTTAAAGAGTCGCAAAAGTCGCCGGTAATGACTAGCGGAAAAGCTTACCAATTCGCGCGCTGAACTTCGAGGATTTCGACCCGCCGACTTTCTTCATATTGATGACATCGACGAGAGCTTGGAGCATTCGCTGGTAAACCGAACGAGAAAAGGTCTCGCCTCTCAAGGGGATAGTCGGTCTTGAAGGTTGTCCGTTGACGCCCTCTCGGTGTCCCTGTTCTTTCAGCGCCGCGAGCCTCTCGAAATACCCGATTTCGAACTGACCTCGACCCGTAACCTTGACCCCGAGGTTCGACATAAAATCGCCGGACAGCGTCAAGTTAACTGGACGTTCTCGCTTTTGCGGGAATTTCTTTTTTACGGAATAGGGATATTTGTTCGCGAACGCCTGATTCAGCGATTTACCGAGTTCGCGTTTGAATTTCTTCGTTCCCTTAAGGCCACGATTCTCTTTTTTCTTCGCGTTCTTTTTGCCCGCCCATTTGTACGCGGGGAATCGGCCTTGCTTATCAATCGGCGAAAGCCCCTTTTCGATGGCCTGACTCATTTCGTCGACCATGAGATAGCCGATGAAATACTTTTCTTGCGTCGTGAATTTCATCGTCTTGTCGACGACCTCGCCCATTGCTTTTTGCAAATCGCGAACGAGTTTCCTTTGGTCGATGGCGACTTTTACGAATCGTTTTTTCGCCATCGGTTATTCCTCGTCCGGCATGAACTCGCTTGCGATTTCCTTCATTCCCGACACGATGTCTTTTCGAAAGCTCCCGCCCTTTTCGGGGAGCAATTGCCGACGTGGCCCATCCGTGATTGTCGGATGACCTTTGTAACCCGTTTGGTGTCCCTCGGCTTTTGCGGCCTGTTCAGAATCGAACCAACCGATTTTGATTTTCCCATCGGACGTCACTTCGAATTCGAGCGCGTCGAGCATGTCGCCCGATAGTTCCATGTTCGCGAAGCCCGAAGACGATTCGAGCGCCTTGCGCGCCTTGTACTCTTTCGTAAGTTTCTTTTTCCATTCGCCGGACATCGCGGGAGATTTGCCGTCGCCGTAATACTGCAAAAGCTCGTCTCGAACGTACTCGCCGATTTCACGGAGCGCGGCCTTTAGGTCACGCTTTCCCGAGGGCGGCTCCATACCGGCCGCATCGAACGGGTCGAATTCGAAAACGACTTTTGACTTAGCCATTCGCTACAGTCCCCCATTCGAACTAACGGCAATCATAGGAACGACGACGTAACCGATAAACAGAATCGCTATAATCAAAAGAATCAGCTTTAACATTAGCTATCCGCCTCAAAGGGTTGTTCGATTCTTTTAATGTCGCAAGAATTCATGTTCGAAAGATTCACAAACGTCGCCGAGTTTCCCGTTTGAAATTCGTAAGGGCCTGTCATGCCGGAATCATAACAGGCATCAATGAATTTATCTTTCCCCTCTTCCGTAAGCGTGACCGTCGTCTCGTCTCCGCCGAGAAATCGCATTGTCAATTCGTGGGAGAAGAGACGAGTCACACTCATTTTTTCGCCTTGGCTTTCGGCTTGGGCTTAGGCGGAAAGTTTTTCGAATTAACGGGCGGTTTCGTTTTGGGCGGAATCGCTCCGTTCTTTTCGTCGTTCGCTTGCTCGACTTGTTGGTTCGCCTGTTCCGCCATCTTTTCGGCGCGCTCCAACTTGATTTCGAGGAGCTTTTTCTTGCAATCCTCGTCTGACAAATCGGGACGATCCATTTTCAAAAGCTCGATTTCGGTATTCAAACCGATGTCCTGACGAGTTTTGATATTGTCGAGTTTCTCTTTCTCGGTCGTGACTTCTTTCGTGTCCATGAACTTGGTCGTCGGGCGCCAATCCTCGGGGATAGCTCCGATTTCGGCTAGCTCCTCGTCCAATTGCGAGGACTCGGCGTAGTAATTGACCCACTTGCGGACGATTTCGAATTCCTTCCGCTCGTTTTGGCGGAATTGCTTTTGCGCGTCCTCGACCGGGGCCGTTGCTTCCGACTTTTCGATAAGCATGGCAATCCCTGACGGGAATTGCGAAGCGTCGAGCGAAACCGAAACGTTCGAGGGCGAAAGATTGTTCGTCGAAAGCAAGAGTGCGACGAGTTGTTCAATCATTTTCATCCAGTCGCCGAGCGGCGGATTTGCCTGGACGACCTCGACCTTGGGTTCCGCGTCGTCTTTGTCGTAAGTGAAAACCAAGGCGTTATGCGGGCCGCCCTGAATCTCGCTTGGAATTTTCGTTCCCGTAACGACGAACTGTCCCCATCCCTGAATGAAAGCGATGGCGAACATATCGGTCATAAGCGTGTTCACGAGAATCGAGCCGTCGACCAAATCCTGTCCGCCGCTCGCCCAGAAAGAACCCTCTCGGTCCTCGGCGTAATCGACCGCCGGGATTTCTTTGATGGGATTCAAATTGTCCTCGGGCGAAAGGGAACGAATGATGTTTCCCTTTTCGTCGCAAGTGAAATGATAGTTCCGCGTCCAGAAAATGAACGTGCAAGCGGTTTGTTCGCGGGTCGCGGAGCTTTTCGCATTCGAAAGGCTCGACGTCGAGGCCGCCGACACGATGGAACCCAAAAGGGTAACGTCGACGTAGTCGGAAAGAATCAGGCACGCCATTTTCTCGGCGTCTTTCGCGTCTTCGAGGACGTCGAATTGCCAAGGCGAAAGCGTTCGTTTCTTGAGGCCGTAAACGTCTTTCCCGAATTCGAGCTTTTCCTCGGGGACGATGAGTGACAACGCCGTTTTGAAAAGCTTCCGATAGCGGTCGACTTTCTTTTGCTTTTGATCGAACTCCAAATATTCCGTGATCCGAGCGACGATTTCATTTCCCGTCTCGGAACCCGATTCCCGCTGGACGCCGCCGTTGTAACAGCGAGCGAGCTTGTCGACGACCTTCCGGCAAATGGAAATGTTCGAGGCGCGGTTTTCCATAAGCTTTACCGTCGACTCTTTCAGGCCCTCGGACTTGAGCTTTTGAATGACCCATTTAGACGTTTCATCTTTGTAGACGTCATGGCGCTTTTTCATTTCGCGTTTGCGCGCTTGGTTCGCTCCGGACTGAATGAATTTGATAACCTTCAATCGGAACTCTTTGTTCAGAATGTCGGACTCGTTCAAAAGTTTCATCGGATTGCGACCTCTCTCCAACCGCCCGCGCCTTGCACGACCGGAAATTCGTAATGAATCATATTCTTAATTCCGTCTAACCAGTGCGTCCGTTTCGGGTCACTCTTGTCAATGTCGTTTGTACCCTCAAGTAAGGCGCATTGCTCCAAGTCTTTGATTGCCTCTCGGCATTTGTCACGGTCCAGGCGAATTCTATTTTTCCCGAAAAAGGAATTTACCGCAAGTAGCTGTTCTTTGACCGACTTGATCGACTTTTTGTAGCGGATATCCTCGAACCCCTCGTCCCTCAAAATCTGAATGTCGGTCTTGGTCGCCGACGTCTTGCGTTGGTTCCCGGCCGGGTCTGGGAACAGGACCACGCCGTCAGTCCCGACCTTTTCTTTGATGAGGCGAGCGAGAATGTAAGTGTCGGCGTTGTCTTTGATACAGATTTCGTCGAACGCCTGGAGCCGGTCGCCTGAAAGCAAATTCCAAAACGTCGCGGCCATCGGCGCAACGTTAAAGTCGATGGAAACATAAACCGGCAAATTGGGGATGCGCTCGATTCCGACGTCCGTATGAATCGTTCGATTGAATTTGTAAACGGCGCCTTTACCGTTCAAATTGATATATTTCCCCTCGACGAATTGCTGGACCATGACGTCGTCATAAGAGTCCATCAACCCTTTTGCGTAATCGTCGGCGACGAATCGGTTGAGTCGCATATCGCCGAAAATCAGGTCCGTGTCCTCGCGTTGCGCGTCGATGAAATAATCATAATGCCAAGTGAAACCCTCGGGCGTTCCCGACATGGCGATTTGGCGGAGCTTCGCTTTCTTCATACGAACACGAGCGAGAAACGCCTTGAACCCGGCTTCCGAAATGAGTGTCACTTCGTTAATCGCGCCCCACGCTAAGTTAGGTCCGCGAATGGATTCGCCGTTGTCCTGGTCGTGAAAGACCATGACTTCCGTTTTCGTCGTCGGAAAATATAACAATGAATCTTGTTTATTGAACTCGACCTTGAATCGGTACTTACCGGAAATCTCTTTGTACGTTGGCCAAACGTCGCGTTTGAACATTTTCAAATCGGGCGCGAGGAATCCGCCCGGTAAACCTTTGTTTATGTCCATCAGCTTTAGGGTTTTCATAACGAGCGAATATGTTTTCCCGCCGCCGTAACCGGCCGAGAGAAAGCATTTCGGTTTCATCGACGCATGAAACTCGGCCTGATACGGCAATTTTCGATAGCGGACTTTTATCTTGCTCACTCGTCATCGTCTTCCGTGTCGAATCCGTCGCCGTGGTCTCCCTCGTCAGTCGTCGCGACGGGTCGCTGGTCGTAAGAAAGCTCGCCGATTTTGCGGAAGCGGTTCCGGAGCAAATGTCCCCAGACTCCGGGTTTGAAAAACTGTTCGCCCATCCCGCGTTTCCCGCGCTTCTCGAACCATTCGAGTGACGCTATGGTCCCTAAGCGTTTAGACTCCAAAAAGTCCGGATGCGCTTTCGTCCAATTGTATAG